CAAAGATCGGTTGCATGTTCCTTGAAGAAGCTGTAAAACGTACTGTAAAGGACCTTGTAAGCCTTGAATTGAATACCAATTTGCGACTACCAGAGAATGTGGTAGACCCGGAGAAGAAACGTGAAGCGTGGGCTACTCTTTTCGATAATGATCGCTGGATATTTTGGGATCATTTTGGCTCTAATGACGTTGATACTGTGTGTAGTCAGGTACGATTTATCGCCAATAATTTTGGTGCTAAGTATATCTTTCTTGATCACATCAGCATCATTGTTTCTGATGGGTCTAGTGGTGACGAGCGAAAAGCGCTAGACTCCATCATGACTAAGCTCCGCACACTCGTGCAGGAGTTGGATATTTGTTTGTTTCTTGTATCGCACTTGAGGAGGTCAAATGATTCAGTCTCTCACGAAGAAGGAGGAGTCACGTCTCTTAGTCAGCTTAGAGGTTCTGCGGGTATTGGGCAGCTCGCTGACATTGTTGTCGGCCTTGAACGAAATGGGCAGGCAGAAAATATGGTCGAGCGCAACGTTACGACTCTCCGAATCCTTAAAAACAGATATACAGGAGAAACTGGGCCAGCTTGTTACTTGGTATGGGATAAGCCTACCTCAAGACTCAAAGCCTACACCTACCAAGAAATCCAAAAGCTCATCACCGAAGAAGACGCGCGCTTCAACAAAGACCTTGAAAGCTCGGAGGAAGTCTAAGTGAACAAAAAGGTACGCACTTTTGTAGGAGACGCCGAAGCCAATTCGTTAACACCGGATCGGTTCTGGTGTGTCGTATTCAAGGAGTACCTTGGACCTCTTTGTGTAACTTTTGTGAATGACGTGTATGTTGACCAGATACCAGACGCAAGAAAATTGTCCGAGATGGCTTCTTGGATTGATGAAACTTGCGCCAGTTGTGATGAAGTTAGACTTGTATTTCACAACGGTATTGACTTCGACTTTCATTGGTTCAACCAAGTCCTAGGTATCGACCTTCTCAATAACCCGAAGGTGGTACCTAGGGACACGTACGTCTTGTCACGCTTGGCCTTTCCCATGCGCCCCGGGGGACACTCTGTGGAGGCTTGGGGTGCCAAGTTTGGTATAATGAAGACTGAGATTGATGACAATCAATGGGCTGAGTTCAGTCCTATCATGGTCGAACGGTGTCGAAACGATGTGCTGATTCAAGAAAAAATTTACAAGGAACTCCGCGAGAAAGAACTCCGGGGTTTTTCTGTTGAGTCAGTAGACCTAGAGCACCGTGCGCAGATTCACATTTCCCAGCAACGGCGAGATGGTGTCTACATCAATCCTCAAAAGTTACACGAGATGTTTGTGGAAACCCAGCGGTACTACCAGCATCTTGAACACGAAATTACTAAACGGTTTGTTCCTAAACCTAGATTTTTGCGCGAGTACACACCAAGGAGAACTAAAGATGGACAATGGGCACTGCGGTCTTTTGGACAAGAGTTGGATTCAAGCGTTGTTGGCGGTGACTTCTCTAGTATTTATTTTGAGCCTTTTAACCTCAATTCCGCTCCACAACGGGTAGAAAGGCTGCTTGACCTTGGTTGGACTCCTACTGAGTTTACACCTAAAGGGGCTCCCAAGATTACCGAGGACTCCTTTAAGAACCTCCCCGATGCCGCTCCGCAAGAGGTTAGAATGCTGGGCGACTATCTTATGGCCTATTCTCGCAACGGGTTGTGTAAGCAGTTGCTTGAACTCGTGGACGGGAAGAACTACCTACACGGGTATGTAAACACGATTGGGGCTGCGACACATCGTATGTCCTCCAATAGCCCTAACCTTCAGAATATCCCTAGGGCTACCAAAGATCGTGGTTTGAAAGGAATGTGGGGCTATGAAGCAAGAGAGCTTTTTTCTGTTGAGTTTCCTAGGGATTTTTGCTTTATCGACTGTGATGCCAGCGGTATTCAGCTTCGTGGTTTGGCTCACTACGGGAATGACCCTGAGTACGTCTCCATCGTTTCTGATCCAAGTGCTGACATTCATGACGTACATGCTGGTGTTCTCAATTGCTCTCGCTCTGTTGCTAAGACTTTTATCTACGCTTTCTTGATGGGCGGCGGTGCCAAGAAGCTCGTTTGGGTTCTTGGCGGTGACGACGTAGCAAAGGGTAGAGAGCTTCTTGAGCGGTTTTACGTCAGATTTCCCTTCCTAAAAGCTTTCAAACAACGTCTTGACAAGGAAGTCGAGCGTGGTTATCATATTGCCCTTGACGGTCGGTTGATACGACTTGACAAGGAAAAACCCCATAAGTCCATGGCGGTTGCGTTGCAGTCATACGAAGCGATTGTAATGAAGAAGTCCATGGATTTGTACCAGACCAAACTCAAAAAGGATGGCATCTGGTTTATGCAAAGGCTAATGGTTCACGATGAATTCTTGGTTGAGTCCCGACACTCCGATGCGCAGACAGTCGGTAACACGATTGCCACAAGCATCGCTGACGCAGGTGTTCAACTAGGTTCAAAGTGTCCATTGGCTGGAGCGTTTAAGGTAGGTCTGAATTGGGCCGAAGTTCATTGAAGGAAAACTTACTGATGTCCGCAAGTAACGCCCCTCTGCTTCTTCCGCAGGGTGTTGCAACCCAGACTTTGCTTGGATTTAATGCCCAAGCTATTGAGAATGGGTTTATTGTTTCGAAGAACTACTTCGTACAGGAATCTGGCAGACCTCCTGCGCAGTTGCAACGTACGTTGTATTTCCCTACGCTGAAAGAAGTTGTTGAGAATCTCAGCAGCGATGCTGAATAATCTTAAAAAGGAGAAAACCTGATGACTACTGGCAAGAAGAATACTGCCGCTAAGGCCCCTGTTAAGTCCGACATCCTTGAAGGTCTCGCAATGTATGCGTTCCTTCACTCCCCGGACAAGGGCAACGCTGCAAAGCGTATTGCACCTTCGTACAAGATCGACTTGATGCTTCACACTGACGAAGCCATCAAGAAGGCCAAGTCACACGGCTTGAACGTCAAGAAGCCTACCGACAAGCACCAGTACCCGTACGTTACGATCAAGACAAAGGTGCGTGACGGGTTCAACGGTCCAACGATTGTTGACGCCAAGAACAACCCGGTTCCGCCGTCTGTTCTGATCGGCAACAACTCTCTTGTCCGCGTTAAGTTCATCCCGTTCACCTACGGGGAAGGCGAAGTGACTGCTCTGCTTCAGGCTGTACAGGTTCTTGAACTGGTTGCTTACGAGCGCAAGCCTTCTTTTGAATCAGTGGATGGTGGCTTTACGGTCGCCGCTACTGCCGATGAAGCCGAAGCGAACGACGCGATCTAAACCACCATGACAAAAGACTTTCGGGGTTTAATCGGCGACATCTACGAGTTCCTAGAGAATCCCGAAAGTGAGCTTTCGGAAGATGGTCTCCACGAGTTTCTCTCTAATGTGGAAGCCACTATCCGAGACGCCTTCACGCGGAATAAAAGAAACCAAAAAGAAAAGAAGCTTGTTGCCTCCAACATCGGGCTCCCGCGAAGGCGTTTGTGGTACTCGCTTCGTACTCCACAAGCGGAACAACCACAACTGAGTGCCCAGAACCGTATGATTTTTCTTTACGGCTCCCTTATCGAAAACTTGGTGTTACTCCTCGCTAAGGAAACTGGGCATTCTGTAACTGAAGAACAGAAGCGGATTGAAGTCAACGGTGTTTCTGGAAAGAAAGACTGTCGAATCGACGGAACGGTCGTAGACGTAAAATCCGCTTCTTCTTTTTCTTTCAAGAAGTTTGCCAACGGGGATTTCCTCCTTGGTAACGACCACAATAGTGACCCCTTTGGATACAAGTATCAACTTGGTCTTTACATGGAAGATGCTCAAGACCAAGAGGGTGCTTTCCTTGTCATCAACAAAGAGAATGGTGAGATGACCTCCGTCATTCTTGACCGTGCTTTTGACATCCCTAACGTGCATCATAAGATCGAACAAGCACGTATTGACGTTGAGCACGACACTCCGCCAATCGACAAATGCTACCCAGAAGTCCCGCGCGGTAAAAGCGGCAACATGACTCTTCATCGTCTTTGCACGTTTTGTGAGTTCAAGCACGCTTGTTGGGCTGACTCAAACGATGGCAAAGGCTTGATCGAACATCAATACGCAGACGGTAAAGCCTACTTCACCAAACTTGTTAAAGAGCCACAGAGCGGAGCAAAGAAACCTTCAAATGGCAATGAACCCATTGATCCTTCAATTTCAGAAGAACCTGCTGTCAATAGCTGAAGACCTTGATCAAATCAGACTTACCACAGCCAAAGATATTCACATCCTGTCGATAAACATTGGCCGTATTCAAGGGATGGCAAATGGGCTTGATTGGTACATTAGTCAGCAAGATACAAAAGAGCTTACGCCTGCGGTTGGTTTTGACATTAAACGTATTATTGTAGAAGAGGACGAAGAGCCCGCTCATGAAGAAGAAGAAGACAAAAATAAAGTACCGAAGTGGGGCCGAGGAAAAGTTCGCTAACTACCTTCGTGAGAAGCGTGTGTTTCACTTCTACGAGCCACACAAGCTACCTTACATCATTGAGGAAGAGCGTGTGTACACCCCGGACTTCTTTGTCCCTGACCGAAGTATTTACTTCGAAGTAAAAGGGTTCTTCTCTCCTACAGATCGCAAGAAGATGCTGCTTGTCAAGAAGTCACATCCGGATAAGGACATCCGAATGATCTTCCAGCAGGACAATCGCATCTCCAAGCGTAGTGAAACTAGGTACTCAGATTGGTGCAAGAAGAACGGTATTACGTACCACGTCGGGCTTAACCTCCCCAAGGCTTGGTTGGACGAATTGTCAGAATGAGCGATCAGAAGACTAAGGTCAGACAAAAGACAACCAAGCTACGAAAAATCCTTCACAACGGGTACTTCATTAACATGCCCATCGACATCCCCGCAGCCACGCTAGAGGGGCAGATTCGTCTTTGGCGCGGTGTGTTGGATCAACACCTCAAGGATTTGATTACACACCATCTGATTGAAAAGAACTTCAACAACTATTACGACGCAATTAGATTCTTTCACGAACAAGAAACCGAGAAAGGTCAAGAGTTTGCACTTGCTTGTGTACCTTCAGAAAAGGTAACATTAGTGTTCTCTCGAATTGAATCTTTGTGTCGTTCGCTGCGCGAAAAAGGTGTAAAGCTGTGACTGATTATCTCGGTGATATTAAAAGTGCCCACAATCTGATTGAACGTATCAAGGACTACTACCGTTCGCAGGGAATCCCCCTCTACGGGGTGAAGTTTGTCGTTGAAAAGGAGCTTGACCAGTGGGGTACTCGGTTCTATTCTATCCGGTCCAACATGGTCCACGACGTAAACGCCGGGGTTATGCGGGTTAAGTAAACCCCATGTTATACTGACCTTTCCATCCTTTTCCTTGCGTATTTCTTATAACGGAGTAACACACGAA